TATGGGTGTGACCGCCCCAACAAGGTCAAACCCCAGCGATGCTGGTTTAGATGTATATGCTTATTTGAAAGTTGATGGCGATGCTGGACTTTCAAAGGAGATTACGATTTTGCCTGGTTGTAATGTTATGGTTCCAACCGGCCTAAGATTTGGCATTCCACATGGCTACATGCTTCAAGTGTGTAATCGTTCCTCGATGGGAGCAAAGAAGTCTTTGATTGTGGGAGCACATATTATTGATAGTGGATATAATGGTGAAGTGTTTATTGACCTTCATAATGTTGGAAGTGATGCGAGAACCATTCAAGATGGTGATAAAATCGCACAAGTGATTATGATCCCTGTTGTCCCTTTTAGAGCAAAAGAGAACGAAGCAGGCACACTTTACAGCACAGATCCTATCACTATATCTGCTAGAGGTGCGGGAGCACTGGGGAGCACAGGACGATGAGCACTGGCAAATGGCAGGCAAAGAGAACCATTTATAACGATCACGGTTTAGGTGGTGTCTTCAAAAGTGAAGAAGATTGGAAAGAATGGGAAGAATGGCCCGTTGAGGGAGAAGAACCCGAAGCAGTTGACCACCCAGACCACTATAATCAAGGCAGTCTAGAAGTTATTGATGCTATTGAAGGTCTTGGTTATGCCAAAGGGTTCTGTGTTGGAAGCATCATTAAGTATGTTACCAGATACGAGCACAAGAATGGAGTTGAAGATTTAAAGAAAGCAAAATGGTATATTGATTATCTTATTAAAATGGAGGAGAAGTGAATATATTTGCGATCGAGAGTAAAGAGAACTCAGACGAGATTGATTGGGTAAAGTCGGCAAAGTCGCAAGACAACTACCGCGTAGTAAAAATGATACTAGAATGTTGTCAGATATTATCAACTGTATTGAACGAGCAAGGTGTTAAAGCACCGTATCGTTCGTTCAATCCCAAACACCCATCTTGTCTATGGGCAGCAGAAAGTGCTGCAAATTTTGTTGATCTGGTTAAACATTGTGAGGCGATGATTGAAGAGTATGAAGATCGTTTTAACAAGAACCACAAATGTAAGCAGGTTCTTGAAAAGATAGTTGCGCTTTACGACGCAGACAGATTTCCTACTGTAGAGCCAACGCCACTAAGAATGGCAATGCCAGATAGTTTTAAGAGTGATAGCATTGTTGAATCTTACAGAAGGTTTTATGCTAGCAAGCCGAGGGTTAGATATCCTGAAAGCAAGGTCCCTTCGTGGTTTGCAAAATATCGTGGCGATGTGCCATTCACAATTATAAAGGAGTAGAAAGTGAGTACTGATATGATTAAAGCAGAATATATATGGGTTGATGGGACAAAGCCCACTGCTCAGGTTCGGAGTAAAACGAGAATCTTAACAAGAGAAGAGACGAACAGCCCACCTGTTTGGGGTTTTGATGGTTCAAGCACGAATCAAGCAGAGGGAAATGCTTCTGATTGTGTGTTAAATCCGGTTGAAAAGTTTCGTGACCCTTTGCGAGGAGGAGATAATATCCTTGTTCTCTGCGAAGTGTTGAATGTTGATATGACCCCGCACGACTCAAATACCAGAAGCGCTCTTGTCGAGACTTATAACAAGCACGAAGAGTCACAGCCTTGGTTTGGGTTGGAACAAGAGTATACATTTATGGACAAGTCTCAGACGCCACTTGGTTTGTTGGAGTCGATTGTTGATAATGAACTAAACCCCTTGCCACAAGGTCCGTATTATTGTGGAGCAGGAGCAGGGTTGGCAGTTGGTCGTGAGATTGTTGAAGAGCATTTAGATGCTTGTATTAAAGCCAATCTTAAAGTAACTGGTGTTAACGCTGAGGTTATGCCAGGCCAATGGGAATACCAGATAGGAGCAGCAGACCCTATCACAATCTCAGATCATCTGTGGGTTGCTCGTTATCTTTTGCAGCGCGTTGCTGAAAAATATCTTGTTGTTGTTTCGCTTGACCCAAAACCAGCAGATGGTGATTGGAATGGAGCAGGTTGCCATACCAACTTCTCAACAAAGGAGATGCGTGGCTCACTTGATGCCTGTGAAAGAGCAGCAGTTGCTCTTGGTGAGCGACACAAAATGCTTATCCAAAACTATGGAGAAGGTATTGAAAGCCGCTTGACAGGAGACCACGAGACTTGTTCGTATAAGGAGTTTAAGTATGGTGTTTCTGACCGTGGAGCATCCATTCGTATTCCTTGGCAGGTTGCAAAAGAAGACGGAGGATACATAGAAGATCGCCGTCCGAACGCAAATTGTGACCCTTACGTCGTGACCCGTCTAATTACTGAGACGGTATGTGAAATGGCTGTGTGAGGAAGAGATGCCTGAAGACACAACTAGCAGTTATCATGAGAAGAAAAAGAGAGTTTATTTCTATGAAGACCGAAAGAAACATGTTGATTTTGTTAACAGATTGCGAGTCGATAACCTTAATCAAGCGGAATTTTATCGCGCAATGATTGATGGTTATTTAAAGGGAGACCCAGACTTAATGTGCTACGTCGATAAGTTTAAACAACGATCTAATATCCAAGGGATAAGTAAAAGAAAAGTTGTTAACAGACTTTTAAGGGACGCAGACGAAGTTAAGCGACAGTTTGCTCTTAATAGCGATGATGTTGAAACAATATTTGATATTCTTGAGTCGGAGTCATCTATATGAAAAACTGTGTTGAGTCATGCAGGCTTTTCGATGTAAGCTGCCCGTGCACCGATTGTAGATTTTGGGTAGATCACGAACAAGATCTAAACTGTGTTTTTGAATCTATTAACAAGCACGGGCAGCTCACTTTACGCGAAACTGCCGATAGACTGGGAATATCTTTTGTTAGGGTCAAACAGATTGAGGATAAAGCCCTTAAAAAAATGAGACATTTAACAGAAGAACAGTCTATTTATTGATGTATCTATACGTTCAAGGAGATATACACAATGTCTAAGAAAGCTCTGCTCAATGAAGAAGTAACAAGAAAAATGATGAAGTTGGCTAATATTGGCTCGCTTTCCGATAAGTTTATTAATGAGACTTACTCTATGGAAGAGGAAGAAATGGAAGAGGGAATGGGAGGTTCTTCCTATATGGAAGAAGAGGATGAAGATCCTGCTGACGATGCCTCTAAAGATATGGACATGGACATGGATATGGGTGATGAGCCTATGGACATGGATATGGACCCCGAAGATGAGAAAGATGATGATGTTCCCGATATGGATATGGACATGGACGATGCCCCTGCTGACGGTAAAGAAGAGAAGATGGCCCAGTTCCTTGAACTCCTTGGCGATCTGACCGGAATGGACCTTCAGGTTGAGATGGGTGACGATGATAAAGCCGAAGAAGTGATGGACGAGATGGATCACGGTGATAAAGAAGAGAAGATGAAAGAAGAAGATTATATGGAAGAGGCTCTTGAAGAGGGCGATGAGACTTTGGAAGAGACGGAAGTTCTTGATGAGGAAGAGTTAGTTGAGCAAGTGATGAATAGAGTTGCTGCTAGATTGAAGAATCTTTCGGAAGACCAGAAGAAGGACCAACTTGTTGAGTCCTTGGCAAAGAAGATCGCAGAGAAACTTAGCTAAATTAAAAAATGTGTATACATTCCTAAAAGCCTGCCTATAATCTAGGTGGGCTTTTATTTTAGGAGAGTATGTATGGAAATGAATATGTTGTGGGCCTTTTTTCTTTTTATGTCAGGAGCAATGGCTCATAGATTGTTGATAAGATTACTTGGTCTAGGGATTAGATCTAGTGTTTTTAAGATAACTTTGATAAATTGCATTGGCTTATTAAAGTATGTTTCATTAAATGCCGAAAGTTTTGTTAATAACTTTCCTGATGCTGAGGAGAATGCCTCAAAGATTGAAGCACACAGGGTCGCTGTTGAATATTGGAGGGAACTTTCAATATTAGCACTTAAAACCTCGATACCAGCGGAGGTATGGAAAGCGATGAATGTCCAAGATTGGAATTCTGCTATGATGCTGGTCACTACACTAGAGAGGGAGAGAAATGGTAAACAAGATAACTAAAAAGAAAAAGAAAGAAGAGAGCAAGAAAGAAGAGGTAAGCGAGGATTTAGTCCTTGAAATGCCTCCCAAGCAAGATGAAGGAAAGATTCGCATCACCGGCATTCACGGTGATATTAATGAGGAAAGAGTTAATGAGGCCATCTATGGTGTCCTTGCCTTGAAGGAGATGGGAAAGATTATAATCCCAGACGAGAAAGATCCTGAGAAGTTCTTTGAGTTTTATAATCCAATCGACTTTTATATCTCCACAGCAGGTGGTTCTGCTTGCGAGATGTTTGGTCTTTATGATGTTATGCGAGGTGTCCGTGAGTATTGTCCCATCCACACTTATGGTGTAGGTAAGGTAATGTCAGCGGGTGTGTTGCTATTGGCTGCTGGTACAAAAGGACAGAGAAAGATTGGAAAGTATTGTCGTGTAATGTTACACGGTGTTATTTCAGGACAGCACGGATACCTTCAAGATGTTGAGAATGAGTTTGAGGAAGCAAAGATTACACAAAGAATGTATGTTCAAGCACTTGCGGAAGAAACTGATATGACACAGAAGTATCTCAAGAAACTAATTGATAAGAAGACAAACGTTTATCTGAACGCAGAAGAGGCAGTCAGATTAGGCATCGCAGATGAGGTGGTATAATGAGTTGGTCAAAGATTAGATATAATGAAAAATCACAGAAGAAGTTTGGATGGCATCCATCTTGGCTTGAAGGTCATAAGTATATTGATGATGATTTCATCATGGCCGTTATGACTTTCCAAGAGCAGCACGATCTAAAAGCAGACGGTCTTATTGGACCTGTAACCTTTCGTCGGCTCCTATCACACCACGAGGTGAAGACAGAAGAAGATTCCATATCACACTTGATTATGGACGGTGTTATGTATCCCGTTGATTTTAAGGTCGTTCAAGACCCAATCAGCCCGAAGTCCTATAAGAAGTATCGCTCAAAGAGAGACCCACATTGTATTGTGACACACTGGGATGCTACGACATCGGCTAAGACCTGTAAGAGAGTGCTTGAGGCAAGAAACTTATCAACACACTTCTGTATTGATAACGATGGAACAATCTATCAGTATCTTGACACAAACCACAGGGCACGACATGCAGGAAAAATCAATAGTGTATCTATTGGTATTGATTTCAGCAATGCTTATTACACAAAGTATAACAAAACATATGTGAAGAGAGGCTTTGGTAAGCGGCCTATCTTGGACAATAGCCGTGTGCATGGTATTAGACTGAAGCCACATCTAGGATATTACCCAGAGCAGTTAAAGGCATATGTTCGCTTGATCGCTGTGCTGTGCGACCATCACGATATTGAGATGGAAGTGCCAACCGATGAGTATGGCAATCTCATAACAAAAGTCCATCAGCCGTGTGTTGATCGTAAGTTCAAGGGTGTGATGTGTCACTACCACTTAACGAGAAACAAGATTGATTGTGCCGGTCTTGACCTTAAAGGGTTGGTTGATGAGGCAAAAAGGTACAATCTAAACCTAAGAAACTAATTAACTAGAGGGCGTATCATGCAAGTAACACTAGAAGAAGTATTAAACTATCTCACCAAAAGAAGTCTCCTTGAAAAGGAAGTTCTAACAGAGCAAGCAAGGACCGGTGAAGACATATCGATTGACGAAACGGTTATCAAGTTTCCTAGTCTGAAAATAACCGAAAAGTATTATGGACAGGTTAGGAAAGGTGATCTTGAAGTTGAAGACCGTGCCATTCTTGACAAGTATATAAAGAATGTTGGTAATGATTTTTCTAGTAGATTACGAACACTAAATGATTATGCGACGGGCAAAGCAGCAACAACAGATACAAGCCAAGTTATTTCTGCTATTCTGTTGCTTGACCTATTGACTGCGATGGTCAGGCAGTTTACACCATCTGTTAGTGGTTTCTTGTGGGAGGGTTTTGCTGCTGCATTATTTGAGGGCACACAAATACAGACAGCCGGCTCGAATACTGTTTTAACTGATATCATATCGAACATTGACATAGAAACTGGGGAAAAAACTAAACGGTCTGTGCCATATAGTTTAAAACTTATTCAAAATGGGGGTGTTGTGTCAGGTTCGAAGGCTCTTTTGCAACAATCCTGGGATGATTTTGGGTCAATGACTTACATTGTTGCTAATAAGATAGGCGAAGAAGCATTAGCGTTCTATCTATTTACGTTAGACCCTAAAAATACTCCAATCGGCGTTGAGACCCAGCTTGACGACGACGGCGACGAAGACAAGGGGCGCTATGTTTCGGTCAAGGATGCCGGCACTAAATTTAAAGTTAATGCCGGTGAATACAAAAAATTTCCTATGGGTGGAGAAAACAACAACATACTGTCCTTGGCTAACTCACGAGAGATGGCAAATCAATATGCCGCTGTCCTTGGCAAAGAGTTGAAAGCAATATACAATGCTCTATATGATTTATCTAAAAACCTAGAAAACTATTTTGTCGGAAATGATAAGGGAGCAGCAGCGAAAGCATCTAGAAATGCTGGAACTTTGAAATATCAAATCAATAAGATAAAATAGTTGACTTTACTTTGCCCGTGATTATAATATAAAAAAAGAGAGGTATCTGTGAAAGTTTATGATAATGGACGGTCGCTGCACGATCGTATTTTATCTGGTGTTAATAAGTTAGCCGATAATGTTGGCTCAACCTTGGGTCCAAAAGGAAGAAATGTTATTCTTCAAAAGAAAGGTGGGCAACCCATCATCACAAAAGATGGTGTGACTGTTGCCAAGTTTGTTGATTTTGAAGATCCTGTTGAGAATATTGGTGCTCAAATCATCAAGCAAGTTAGTGAGGAAACAAACAATGCTGCTGGTGATGGCACAACCACATCAACAGTTTTGGCAAGGGCGATGCTTAACGAAGCACAAAAGTATCTTGCTGCTGGTGTATCCCCTGTTGAGATTAAGCGAGGGATGGATAAAGCAACTGATGCCATCATTAGTGAAGTGAAGAGTGCTTCAAGACCTGTGAAGAACACAGAAGATATTGAAAGGATTGCCACAATCAGTGCGAACAATGACACCACGATTGGTAAGTTGATTGCTTCTGCTGTTGATGCTGCTGGTCACGATGGCTCAATCAAGATTGTTGATGGCAAATCAGCCGAGACAACTCTGGATTGTGTTGAAGGTTTTAGATTTGATGCTGGTTA